GGTTTTAACTCTGCAAGTTTTAAGAGATTGCAGGTTTCTCCATCCTTATCTACAAAGGATGTCATTGCTTTAGTGCATCCCTAATCAGTTTACATATCTGTCTTGACGTGTTCTTGCCATGCAACTGTTTGAACTTTACAAATTCAAGTTGAAAGCATGGCGGAATATAGGTATCGTGTCTCACGATTATCTATACGTATAGTCCTATTATTATATTTTTCTCTGTTGACCGAGTTGTGAGGCTTGGACCTTGTAATGATTTTGCAGCAGGGACAAACTATGACCTCTTTTGTATAATAGACCTCGCACTTTGTACACCGTCTGTGATTGTCATATATGGGCCTTGTGGTCTTTGAACACTTTAGTCTGTAGCATATACCATGACAGGCTTTCACGAAATAAGGTACGTTACGGTACTTATAAAGTTTTTGGTCAAATAAAAAAGGAGGTTATTCCTCGTTATGGTTTTGATAGAAGGCGTTGCTTTCAATCATGGCTTTTGCTATTGGCTCTGAGATTAATTCTTGTGCCTTCTTATCCTCAACAGTTGCGTACTTGTTTCCATATGTATCTAGGAAATCATAGTAATTATCTAGTGACTCACTTTGATAACCGATCATTCCATCTGTACCAAATCTTATATCGTTTTCACGTTTAATTTCTGCTACAGTTTTTCCATCATATGTAACCTCACATCCGAATTGTGCTTTCTGTGTATCTGCGAATTGATTGTTATCACAAATTGCACTTCTGTCAATTTCTAATGTGGTTCGTTTGTATTGATCAAATGGTATTGCTTGTATGTCTGATGTGAATTTGTCCTGTAGAGAGAACTGATAATCATCTTCTCCAGTTAACATATTCTCATACCCAACACTAAGTTCATAGACAACTTGTTGAGCTCGACACTCTTCAATAGCCATTACGATTTTACCCAATGCTCCGTCATACTTGACGTTGTTGACTTGCCACAAGTTGAACTCTGATATTTCAAACTCTCTTTCAGATTGAATTGCATCAGTACGATCATCCATTCCTTGCTGACATGTTTCTAGATTTTTGAGTAAGTTCATCAATACCGATTCACTTGCAGTTGCAATACCTCTATCGAGTTTATCCTCGATCTGTTGAATCTTCAATTCGTTAGGGGAGAGTTTTGCTTTCTCTAATGCTATTTCTGCTAGGGCTTCATTGTTCAACCTTTCAATTTCTTGATCATATACCTCGTTTGAGAGTATGTCCTTGTATTGTTTCAAGTCCTCGATAGTGAATTTCTCAACTACTCCTTGCCATGTACAATGATACTCTATTGAGATTTCATCATACCAACAAGATTGTCCATGAGAATCAAACGGTACTTCTACTGTTGATGTTTCTGCGTATGCAAAAGTTACACCTATTGTTAATAGTGCAACCATTGTCAATGCTTTTGTAATCATTGATAGGTAATTTCTTTTACCTTATTTATTCATTACGTTTTTTAAAAACTCAAACTTTAATTTGTACTTTAATCTTTGTTTTTCCAATTCAAAATTTATCCAATCTAACTGATCACCAAGTACGTTCATTTTTTTCTCATACCTTAGATTTATGTTTACAATTCTTTCTTCTATTTTTTTAAGATTATCCTCTACATTGTCAATTTGTACTGGAAATGTCTTTATCCTTTTACAGCAAAGTTTCGTGCAAAATTCCTTGTTCTTTATCTTTGTTCTAAATTCCCTGTCACATACTGGACATACTCTATCATAAAATACAGGATTGTTTTTTGCTATGTGTCGTTTTATTTCTCTTTTGATATGAGCTCTTGACCTTTGTGCTTCATCTTTAGTATGCCTACATAAAAGACAAAATCGTCTGTTGGTATCACCCTGGTTAAATTCTGACTTGCACTTGATACACTTTATCATGAATACTATTTCACTCATAAATAGTTTCTATTCTTTTACCTTATTTATATTTTTTTATCATGTATTAAATCCATCATATCACTTTCCAATCTCTCTATAATTGTTTCTCCGACTTCTTTAATATCTGCAATATTAAGGACAACAAGTTTGATTCCTGCTCCTCTAAACAGTTCATTTCTTTCGATAGTTTTTTGGACCTTTCTATCGTGGATTGCACCATCAAGCTCAACGATAATAATTCCATACTCGTTATGGATACAGATGAGGTCTGGGTTTTTCCACTTAAATTTTGAGAGTTCCTGTTTACCAACTGATTCACTAATTCTGTATAGGTTTCCATACTCTCTGTCAAATCCAACATACCATTCCCTCTTAAAGTCCATATGGAATCTTTGCTTTAAAAACTGTTTTAACATAATCAACTGTTGCAGATCCGACTGGCCTTTCTGCTTGGTTCTCTGACCAAATGCTATGCCTGATTGCTTGCCTCTTGCCACAGTTACGTTACGGACTTGAACTATTTAAACTGCGATAATAAAGTGTACGTCTATGAACGGTGGCTTGTTTTCGTGTGCTGAACTTGCATTAGCCTCAGATGAATCTTGAACTGACACTCCTGTTGTTGCTCCGCCTGTAGTGTAACTGCCTGATGGAGATGAACCTGCACCGCCCATTGATGGACCATTTCCCCCTGGATAACTATGGGTGTGTCCTGGATCAGTAACACCATGATCATGTACTGACGTACCTGACTCTGCTCCAGTTAATGTATGTGTAGATTCTCCACCTGTTGTTCCTCTACCTGCATCATTGGTTGCGGCTCTAGGAAACTTGTTGGTTGTTACAAAGTCTGGTACATTAAATGTTGCTGATCCATCTCCTACCCCATATTCCGTATCCAATACTGCAAAGAGTTGAGCATATGTAGTTCTAGATACTGCTGCTCCGTTACAAAGTAACCAGCCTGTAGGAACATCCGTTGTAGCTCCTGCATACATATTGATTGTTCCAACTGGAATATCTGCTCCCTCCCATAATGGAGAACCTGATGTTCCTTTGTTATAGTATAATCTCTTTAGATCAGAACGCCAAAATAATCTTGTTATATCCCATGAGCTAGGAAACGAAGTTCCTTGACCATAGGTAGTTGAATCCAAATTTGCGGCAGATACAATAAGCCCTGTCCAACTTCCAGTAAGTGCTGTCAAAGTGTTCCGTTCTCTTGCAGTTCGTTAATCTGGACCACAAAGAGATCTCCAGCATCCAATACAAAGTCAGTTGATACAACTCTTGCGTGACATTTGGTAGTTCCTGTTGATGCCCAGTTAACTCCTGCCTCCTTGATGGTTCTTGGAGTTGCATCAAAACTGGAATCATCCCATAGCATACCTAACTTCATAGTCTGATTAACCCTTGATCTGCTTCCTACTGTTGAGAATCTTTTTCTTGAATATGCTGTGTCTGTAAATTCTGATTGCAAGTCTGTCTGTGATTCTGCTTCAGAGGTTGAACTAGATCCTATTGAGCAATAATCTAATTGGGTTGATACTGCTCCAATGTCTCTGTCTATTGATTCCTTGATACCCTGTAACAGTATTACGTTATCCATTGCCTCAAATTTCTTTGGTCTTGCTGTGGTAATGCGATTGTTTATCAGATCACTCTGGACCTCTAAAAGTAATTTCTCATTCTCCTGGACAATGTTTGTAGGATTAAACGATACATCCTTACTGTTCCATAAAGTGAATCCCCAAGAGTCCGAGTTTATCTTAATATGATGTGACAAGCCTTCCGCTGTCTCATGTAATTCTATAGGCTTGTTGAAATAACTGTCAATCTGATCTAGCATATTTAACTTCCCTTTACTAAAACAAAGAGAAGTATTTAATATGAATGGAATATCAAGATCCGAGAAGCTAAGAGACATGAGCAAACTGGAGAGAGATATGGAAGGCATGGTTACTATGTATGAATTAAAGGTATTATACGATAAAAAAATTCAATCAAGACTGGATGAGCTTACGGATGATTCTGTTTTGCAAGATCAGATAAAATTTGAACTAGGTATCAACTAGCCTTAAATTCGTTGACAGTTTGAATGGGAGTAGGGCTATCATCAGCAACGAATGAAATACTGAGTATCTCCGTATCTGCTGTAGTGGCATTAAGTTCCAATGTGGCTGCCAACTCAGTTTGTAATATAACGCCTGTCTCTGTTAGTATTGAATCCAGTTCCGTTACGGTATCCAGTAGTCCGTTATAGTGATTTGTTATCCATGTTAGTTCCTTCTCCTCTGACATTACAGAGATGTAGGCCATCCTTGTGCCACTCTTTGCTCTGGCCACTATAACTCAGTCCATGCACCGTTGTATAATACATAGGATTTGTTCGTATCCGTTTCATAGAATATGGAACCGTCTGGAACATCTAGTAATGATTTTATTGCCTTACCATTTCCTGAATTATGTAGAGTTGATACTTCTGATGATGTCAATGCTCTACTCCAAACAGATAATTCATCTATATTTCCTTCAAAGTAATTATGTGTACCATTATTTCTACGTTCAGCACCTATCGTAAAATTATCAATGCCTGAAAAATCTGGAACCCACCATGTTTTATCACTTGTATAAGCGGCAATAAAGTTTGTTCCTTCAACTCCATCTAAATATATCAATGGAGCAGTACCGTCATGTGTAACACAAGCAGAGTGCCAAGTGTCGTGTGGGTTTGATATGGTATCTGACTTTGCCCACCATTTATTTGAACCCCCATTTCTAGTATATATGGTAAAAGTGTCACCTGTTCCACCTGCTCCTTCATGGAAGATAAATGTATCTGCATTTGTATCTCCCCAACCCCAATTAACATCTATACCATCTGGGCTTTTGAACCACCAAAATACGCTTCCTGTTTGTGAGGTTGGTATTAACGTGTCAATTTCTGTTTTACTATTTGTTCCGTTATAAGAATATGTATCTCCAACCTTTCCAGTTTGTGAATAAGTGATATTTGAATTAGTACCGTTTCCAGTAA